CAACCTACACCACAGGCTACGATTCGGCAGACGACGTTCCCATGCAGCTCAAGCAGGCCATAATCATCGCAGCCTCAGATCACTACGACAACCGCACATCCTTTGCCCTCTCACCCACCGTCAAGACACTCTGCACACCGTTCCGCAGACAGCGGATCATGAGCAACGTCGCACGCGGTAGCTCAGGCAACCTCGCCAGCTACAACGATTATTACTACTAATGGCACGCGCAGCAGCAGCACCAGGAGTTCCAGTAGCCCCCACTCAGCGCAAGCTCGGCCTCTCATTCAACCCAGGCCTCATGCGCTCGGACATCACCTTCCTTGTTGACATGAGCGACCAAACGGCACAGTCGGCCACAGGCTCACTCCAGACTTCAGTGATGTGGAAGCCGATCACCACCACACGCGCCTACGCTGCTATCGTGAAAGGCACAGAGTTCTTTCAACTCCTCCAGGCCGGACACCGTGTTGATGTTCGGTTCAAACTGCGCTGGCTACAATTCACACTCCCCGACGGCAATAAAACCACACCAACAACCTCCATGCGGATCACATGGAACAATAATGTGTATCTCATTAAGTCAGTTGATGACCCTGATGACCTCCACATTGAGCTCCAGATCGACGGCGAGATGGTTGGCAAGGAGACAGACATACTATGACCGACCCCGTCAGCGGATTCACATTTACTCTAGTCAGCAGGATCAACTACATCGCCAGGATGGCTGAGATCATAGCTGGCCTTGAAATTTTTGAAGAGGCTGCAACCGGCGCGACCGCAGACGAGCTAGTCACCCTCATTCAAAAGTACATGCCGGAGTGGACCGGCGACCTAAAAGCGTCAGTCACAAAGCAACAGCTCTCCGTAGAACCCCCTGTCTGGGCCGTAGGTCCTACAGCCGAGTACGCACCGTACGTTGAGTATGGCACAGGCCCACACGTTCCCAACGTGGATAACCTAACCGAGTGGGCGAACGATCACGGCTGGGACCCTTCCGAGATAATCTCACACATTGCCGCAAACGGAACAGCAGCGCACCCGTTCATGCAGCCTGCTATGGAAGAGGCGAAAGGCATGGGTGCTGATATGTTCTTTGACAAGGTAAGCTTCGGACTCGTATCAGGCGCAGGAGCAATCTGATGGTTCTTAAACCCTACATAACCAAGCGCACCGCAGAAGCCCCACTCCGCAGAGCTTTGTTTGCACGATTGCAGCCAGCTCTAGCCCCTATACCAATCTACAACGGCAACGCCAATCCGGACCAACCATACCCCTATGCGATTATAGGTGAGCCCACAGACGGTCCCGACATCAGCACCAAGACTAGTGAGGCTGACAACCGCGTTATTATGTTTCACTGTTACACGGAAGAGGACGGCTATGACCAAGTATCGGCGATGAAAGACGCGATGCTCGCTGCGTTTAAAGAGCCCCTGGTGCTGGATGACCCAACGTGGAACCTTTACTCAATCGAATTACTAGGTGGTGGCCGCACACTCAGGATAGACCCACCCACAGGACCCCGCTACGCGCACGCGGCCTTCTCTATGCGCTTCAAAGTTGAAAGCAAATTAACCTAGCGACAGCCCCCCAAACAAGAGACAAGAACATGACCACAGGACAAATTTTAGGTACAAGTATCCTGCTACAGGTGGACACAAACCCATCTGGATCAGCGAACTATGTCAACGTCGGCCTGCAGAAGAGCGCCACGCTCAGTATGAACACGACGAGCGAGGATGTGAGCAACAAGGACTCCCTGCTCTGGAAGGAATACCTACCAGGCTACAAGGACTGGTCCATTGATTGCGATGCCCTCCTGACAGAGACAGACACCGGCATGACCCAACTTGAGAACCAGTGGCTTGCTGGATCAAAAGTTCGGGCTATAATCAAGACCCCCGCGAACCCTGCACACTGGAGTGGCACGACCATTATCAAGTCACTCAAGTACACAGCCGGAGACGGTACGGTGTACACCAGCACAGTGAGCTTGACCGGCAGCGGAGCACTTACGAAGACTTAATCGGAGACGACAACAATGGTAGAAACAACCTTAACAGTATCAACAGCAGCCCAGGCAGGCACGCAATACACACCCTCAACCCCTGCCGCAGGTGGTAACAACTTCGCAAACGACGGAACGTGCGTCCTGGTTATCCAGGCAGTCACAAACCCCGTCACGATAACGGTGACAGGACAAGCTCTCGCCTACGATGGCGCAGCCCATAACCAGGCATCAGTCGCAGTCACGGCAGGCAATACGGCTATTATGGGGCCGTTCCAAAGGTCGAACTTCAACGACGCTGCGAACCTGTGCCACTTCACGTCGAACGAGACGAGCACAACGAAGATAGGTGTAGTCAGCTCTACTCCGAAGGGCTAACCCCTAGCGTTGCAGCCAGGAGCGCACTATGGACACGAAACAACCTAGACTCCCTAAGATTAAAAACGAGGTCGAGATCCCAGTGGGTGACGATAAGTACACCCTCCGGTTCGACCTTGGCGCCCTGGACGCCCTCGAAACAAAACGTGATGAGAGCATAGCGGAGATATTTAAAGAATCCCTTGACGACAAGGGACAGGTCAAACTCGATGCTAATGGACGGCCTGTATCAGTGATCCGCACAGGCGTTATTATTGACCTGCTATGGGCCGGACTCCTTGCTCACCACAACCTCAGCCGCGAAGATGTAGGCCACATATTCGGCTTCACGGATCTGCAAGAGACCTCCAAGTATATCATGCAAGCTCTCTCAGCCGCGAACCAGACGAACTTCCCAAAAGACGAGGCCACTGAGTCTCCGTTAAGAAAAAAGTAACAAACGAGGACCTCAAAACCAACTGGGCGTTTCTTTACGAGGTTGGTTATGGGGCTCTCGGCCTTTCTATTGATGAGTTCCGCCACATTTGTCAGGGCGAACTCTTTGACCGTTTACAAGGATTGCAATGGCGCCAGGAGCGCGAGCACCAGGAGCACGCCTGGATAGTTGCCAACTTACAGGCGGCAGCAGGCGTCAAAGAAGTCTCTATAGAGAGGCTGCTCCATCGACCACTAATTCCCCAGTTCAGATCCATCAGTGAAGGGGAGCTCGAAGACCCGCGCTCAGACGAAGAGAAGCTCGCAGAGATCCGCGAAGTCGCAGCGATATTTGGTGAAGAGTATGCCGAGGGTGAACGGAACCTCGCCGCACTTACCGGCGTCCCAGTAAAACCCCATGGACCTACCAATGAAGAACTCATGGAGATGGACGACGCTCGTGAGCTCTTTGAAGAGGCAGGGATGCTGAAACGCAAGCGACCATCAGACAAGACAGAGCAGGACTTGAAAGACTTGCACGAAGAGTTTAAGGAACACTTCTAATGGCAGTAATCGGTGGCGACCCACTAGCAGACTTTACGATCCTTGTCACGTCTAATATAGACGGAGCTGTCGCTGGCCTCGCCACTCTTAGCGGATCTCTTGAGGGTCTGCAAGGTACGTTCAGTGCTATGACTGCTGTTGGTAGTGCGCTCACCGTTGGCCTAACCTTACCTATTATGGCCCTCGCAGTGGGGGCTGTTCTCTCTGAGAACACGATGCAAGGGTTTTACCAGACGCTTCAAGCTGGGGCAGTGAGTAGTTCTATTTCTTTTGGCCAGTTAAAAGACTCTTTTAATCAACTATACTCACAGTTCCCTCAAGGGGGGACTGTGATTGCCAACACGCTGCTTAACGTCTCCAACATAATGGCGTCCACCTTTGGTGGCAACCAAACAGATATTCAAAACTTCACCTCCCAGATCCTAGCAGCATCGCAGATGACAGGGCAAGCTGCAGACTCAATGTCGAAGTCAGTAGCCACGGCATTTACCCAGTTTAAAGTTTCTTCTGCTGATGCCATCCCTGAGTTCACTTATTTGTACTCCGCTGCACAACTAGCGCGTGAGCCTGTATCCACCCTAGCAGATGAGCTTGGTCAATACGGCCCTACTTTATCGGCATTTAAGCTGCCGATGAATGATATAATTGCCCTCTTAGGCAACCTTAATCAGTCAGGTTTAGACACCAGTAAAACTGTTACTGGAATTGGCTATGCTTTTGCCACCTTAGAAGCAGGGGGTAAAACAATGGCACCCGTCCTGGATGCAATAAGCAAGGAAGAGGGGGGCATATCAACGAGCTCCATGACGGCTACACAGCTACTAGAGGGCTTGTTTAAGGGCATACAAGACGGTTCGATTACTGCCGCTGACGCGTCTGATATATTTGGTAAGCGGTACGCAGCCAATATTTATAGTGCTATCCAGAGCGGCCATCTTAATTTCCAACAGTTTGAGACAGACGCCGGTAACTTCAACGGAAGCCTCACCGATATGGCTGATAATAGTGCCACCCTCTCACAAAAACTAGATGAGCTCAAGCACGACTTTGAAGAGGCCCTAGCACCCCTTGGCCTCACTATCGTTAACACACTTGAAGGCTTTATGCCTGTTATTGTCTCCATCCTTAATTATGTAAAAGACCTCTTGACGCTATTCAATGAACTCCCACAGCCAATACAAGACGTAGTTATAATATTTGCTGCTGTGTTGGCAGCCATTGGCCCAGTACTCTTGATTGTAGGTTCTCTTGGTTCGGCGATCTTAGTTATTGGTCCGGCGATAGGCCTCATGATCCCCTTACTAGGTGGTGTCCTCGTGCAACTTGGGTTAATGGACGTAGCAATGGGTGTTCTCGATGCCCTATCCTTACCACTCTTAGTCACGTTCGGCCTCATCGCTGTCGCAGTTGCAGGTTTAGTTCTCCTTGGTGTAGAGCTCTACAATAACTGGAAGCCGTTTCACGACTTGGTTGATGATATTGCCAAAGCTATTGGCTTAATACCAGACAGTAAAACGTTTACATATTCAGTTACTGACACATCACAACCCAAAGCAGTCCCCAAATCAGCAGGCGGCACAGGACTTACACCACCACCAGGCGCCTCGGTTATACCTGTTAACCCACCAGCAGCCACTCCAGCTGCTGCTCCTGCTGGTCCCTCAACAGGACCCGCAGCGTCACAAAATGTCCCCGCAGAAGTTGGATTGGCTTTAAAGCCTATCGCAAACTGGTTTGAGAGCAATACAGCCCCACAGTGGTATCATGATCCACAGAAGGGTTATTATCAATCCCAAGGGACCCCTGCTGGAGCCACATCAGTAAACACCCCCGCTGAGGTTGGCCTCGCAGCTCACGACATCGCAGCCACGATTGAAGGTATTAAGTTACCCTCCTGGGGTGCAGCGACGAAGGGGGGGCTCCTTGATCCTAATGAGTGGAATAACATCAAGTTAACGATTCTTAGTTTTGGTGGTTGGGTTAGTGGTGGCCTCGGCACCATCTCTACTGACTTCAAGAAGTTTGGGGGTGATGTGGTCTCATTCTTCCAACCACTCGTCAGCGGGATAAAGACTGCCGCTGCTGATATAGCTGGGGCTGCTTTGTGGATAGGTAGCATTTTCTTTGGTATGCAGGAAGTTATCTGCGGTGTGATGATCTTTATTGGCTTCTACGTTGGCCAGGCCTGGAACACCATCGTTAGCATTGTTGGTCCACCCCTCAACACAATGAAAAATGACATTGAGGGTGGTCTAAACACAATCAAGGTCTTCTTTGAGAACACCTGGAATAGCATTGTATCATTTTTCCAAGGGGTGTGGAACTCCATTGTAAACATTCTGGGACCGCCCCTTAATACAATGAAGATTGACGTCCAGAACTTTGTAACATGGATTTGGAACGCTTTTACAACTGGCTTGAACGCGATCAAAAACGCCTTTGAAACTGGTTTAAACGATATTAAAACATTCTTT